TTCGTAAAGCTGCAAAATTTGCTGGAATGACGCCGGAGGATTATGCCAAAATGTGTTACGATCAAGGAGTAGGTTATGTCTGATCCTAATATTAAGGCTCAAGCCGCAGGACTAACACCGGAGCAGTTACATGAGCAAGCTCAAAAAAAGGTAGATGCACAAAGGCAACAAGCCAGTTCTCGGATACCTAATGATCCTGCTGCTATGGCTGGTGTTTTTGCTACTGCTGGAGTTTCTTCTGAGACTCTTGAGGATATAATTAAGCGTGTGCTTGACAATAGGAAAGTTGAAGCAGTACAGCAATTCAGTCCGAAAGAGCCGGACTACAAGGCTCTTTCGGAAAAGGATATCTTCACTCCTGGAGTATACATTCCTGTAATAGAGCATGATATTCCTGATTACATGAATGTGATACTTAAAGACGAAGAGTATGTACCTATTTGGGTAAATCGAGATCAGCGCCAATTAGGCGCAAAGCTCGCTGAAGGTTTTGAGTTCCTCAAGAGAGAGCATCTACCAGAAGGGTACCAAGCTCCTCTGAAGTTTGATTCTGAGGGACTCTATATTTATCAAGACGTTGTTTGTATGAGAGTTCATAAAAGAATTCGTTTTGCTAAGCTTAGACGATTCGCTGAAATGAGTAAGAATCAGCTAAAACCTGCTCAGGCGCAAGAGAACGCGAAGGGAAAGTTGATGGAACAGGTAATTCTTGGAGATCCGGCACTTGATCAGGCTTTTGCGAGCGGAGCTTACAAGTTTTACCATACTGACACCTAAAAGGAGGGAAAGAAATGGCGGGTGCAAACCTAACTACTCATCTCCCTATCATTCAGGTGCAGAATAAGGCGAACACAACTCCGTTCACTTATGGAATGCCTGAAGCTAGGTCACAAACGTTTGTTAATGGTGCTCCAGTTATGATTACGATTGGAGCTGATCCTGATGGTGTAGGATACGTGAAAGAGTGGGACGCGGCGACTTTTACAAACGCGATCCTTGGCGTATCTGAATCCGCAGGTGCTAACTACGCAACTGGTGGAGCGGGTGCGCCTACTCCTCCTTGGGGTGGAATTACTGGAAGTGGCGCAGTTCAAACATATCCAAATCCTCCAATTCCAAACCAGCCAAATGCTGTAAACATCGCTCTTGGTACACCTGTAGCAGATGGACGCACTTTGTTCATGTCCCCTGACGCGGATAATGTATTCGAGGCGATTTTTGACAATTCCAACGGCTCTGTAGCTGCTGATTACACTCCAACGCAGGCAGATATTGGCAAACTTTATGGAATGACGAAGGATGCGAATAGGTTCTGGTATGTGGATAAGAATAAGGCCACTGCTGGAACCAATACCTGCGTGCAAATTGTTGGTATCAACACTTCTGATGGCTTTAGCGTTAATGCTAGAGTTCGTTTTGTGTTTGTACCAGCGAACGCCGTCCAAGGCTTCTAGAAGACCGCGCTGAGAGCGCAGAAAGGATATCTGAAAAATGCCTCAAGTTAGGGCGAAGTTTCCTCAACTCATGCAGCCGGGATTAAAGAAGATTTATTTCGATTCTCTCGACTCTCAGCTCAAGGCATCTGATTATCCGAAGGTCTTCAATGAAGAAAAATCGGATCAGCAGTATGAGCAAGAGCTGGAAATGGCGGGAATCTCTGCTTTACAAGAGAAGCCCGAAGATGCTTCAACTGTTTATACAGAGATGAAGCAAGGTGGAACGAAAAGATTCGTCCATCTCACTTATTCTCTTGGGATTAGAACTTCCCGAGAACTTTACGATGACGATAAGTATGGCCTAACGGGTAAGAAAGGGCCACAACTTCTTGCGCGGTCTGCTGCTTTTACGCAAGAGATGGTAGCATGGAATGTCTTTAACATGGGATTCACATCCTCTGTACAAAGTGTTGATGGCAATCCACTCTTCTTCAATCAACATCCACTTCTAGGTGGTGCAGCAGCTACAAACTTGGCGCCTGGAGCAGCTGGTGTAATTTCTCTAGCTGGCACTTGGCCTAATCGTCCAGCTGTTGATGTAGATTTTAGCGTAGCTGGACTTCAACTCGCCACAAATCACGCAGCTCGTATGATTGACAATATGGGATTTCCCATTCGTTTGCGTTGGGAGAATCTCATAACTCCTCCAGAGCTACGCTTTCTGGTAAGAGAGATCTTGGGATCTCCTGGTAAACCTTACACATCAGATAATACAATCAATTCTCTGTTGCCTGAGGATTACAAGAATCTTGAGATTCCGTGGCTCAATTCTCCATCGAATTGGTACTTAGTCGCGGCGAAAACTGATCATTCAATGCGTGTCTATCATCGTGAGCGTCCTTCTACAGATTTTGACGATGATTTCGACACAGATGCGATCAAACAAAAAACTCGCCTGAGAATGAGTGCCGGTGCTACAAGATGGCAAGGAGTCTGGGGCACGCAGGGTCCAGTTATAGCATTTTGCGCCCTCAGTCTTGGCGCAATGCTAGGTTCTGCGCTAGGCTCATTATTTGGAGCTTGTTGAGGAGTTGAAAAATGGAAGGTAAGGTTTGTATTCAATGTGGACAATTGAAAGCTTTAACATCCTTTGATGTGTCTTTCGATGGGCAAAATGCTAAGTATGGTTTTACTCAAAGAACGTCATATAAAAGTAGATGCAAAGCTTGTTATGCGTTAAGGGATAGACTTGGAACAAAGATGAAGTTCATAGCAATGTATGGAAGTATTTGTATTTGCTGTGGAGAATCTGATCCGAGATTTTTAACTCTTGACCATGTTAAGGATGATGGTAATATACACAGAAAAGATTTTGCGTGTAATCAGATTATGGCTGTGGCTATTAAGCAGCATAGACCTGATCTTTACCAGATTCTTTGTTACAATTGTAATTGTGGAAAAAGTTCAAATGGTGGTACTTGTCCACATAAAGATATAACTCTTCAAGAGTATGTTGATTCTGTAAATAAACTTCTTGAAGTAGTTAAAAAACCTGCTGTTGGTGAAAAACGAGTTCGTCTTACTGCTCAACAACAGTTAATGGAGCTTTTTAAAAATATACCTCCAGAACAATTGGAGGCGTACTTGAAACGTATACACGGTCCATAAGCTGCGTGGGCAGTCTTATGTGCGAGGGGGAAGAGGTTAACCTGCTCCCCATCTTCTCCCTCTATTTTTTAGGATGAATTCCATGTCCTATCTTGGACTAAAGCGAAGCTTCTTACAAGGTCCGTGGCATCATTGTGCGAGGTGTGATAGAAAGACGCACATTTCTGAAATGTCATGGCAGCGTGGATTACTTCTCTGTGATCAATACTGCAAAGATACTGAGTTAATAGGTCAGCGTGATGTAAGAATTGCTCAAGTTTTAGGGGATGGGAAAGAGGAGTACGTGCCTGTTCCCAAACTCCGTAATCCTGATACGTTCATGGAAGAAGAGGATTTCATCCTCTAGAAGGAGATTTGGAAATGCCAAATACTGATCAATATTGGCAGGCTGATACTCCGTTTCCCGATCAAGAAATCTTTGTAGGAGCTACGGAGTTTAAAGATTTAGCGGGCGTTGCGACCTTTGCTTCTGCTGGAGCAGGGTTGCTATCGTTGAATCTTGGCACAGCTGCTGCTGGAAATTTCTTTGCAAATATCACGGCAGCTTTGAAAAGGACAGGAGTTTTAGCAACTCCAGCATTACAACAATCGCAATTTGGTACAGGTGCATCTATGCCTGGACCTTCAGGTGTTGCTAACACAACCGATCCTGAAGGAATTCGCGGATTTCCACCTTTTCCAGCATCTAAACTTCCAACTTTAATTGGAGCGCAAACTGGTCCAATAGTAAAGGGCATTCAGGTAAACTCTGTGGATTTGCTCTATAACATTGGTACTGTAAATGCTGGACTTGCTCAAGTTGGACTCACAATTACGAACTTCATCGACAACAATGCTGCGACTCCAACTTCAACAAACATTATCGCTCTTGGAGCGAATGGAATGCCAACAGCATTTCGCGCGAATTACTATCGTTTCAATGTTCCTGTAACATCTCCAGCGATGGTAACTGCTTTTGATAGTGAGTTAATTGCGAATGTGAAACTCACTGCTGGATCTGGTGGAACAGTTGTTTTCTATGGAATGGTTGCGAAATGTTCGTTTAATTTTGCATAAGGAGGGACTATGCCTTTACCGGGAACAAATGATTACAGCGGGCGAATACTCCGTCTAGTTACAACAGGCACGATTCCTCTTGCGAACTTTAAAGTCAAAGGAGGAGTTTGGACTGGCGGAACTGCTGCTGATATCTTCTCAATGGTAGATGAGGCGGGAAGACAGTACGATTGGATATTTCCTACCGCTGGAAATGTTCAAATAAGTGAGCTTGGATGGATGTCTGGTCCTGTTACCATCACAGCTTTGCCTCATGGAGAAGTGCAGCTCTTTCTTGGCACAGGAAAGTAAAGCTTCCCTGAGCGGGGAACTTTTAAGGAAGCATCTATGGGACTCTTAAAAACAACCAAACTGGATAACGGAATGGTTGGGTTTGAGTGTATTTATGGTGGTCTAGAAGCGCCATTCGGTGGAATTGATGCTTCTAGTCCTAACCCTAGATACATTGATCCTAAGTGTTTTGCAGATGCTTCCAATTTTTTGATCATTAATAATGAGCTTTGCTGCTGTTTTACATCTGGCGTAAATCAATGGCCTAGCTTCGCTCCTGCTGTTCCTCCTTCTGATTGGAATCCTTGGCCGTTAGCTCCTACTTCAGCTAGTCCTGGAATACTTCTAGGAATGGGAAAATTAGAATGCGAAGCCATAACTAAAACATGGGCGTTATTTAGCTCTCCTAATGTTGATAGCTCAAATTTCTATCATTATAGACTTCTTGTCTGGCAATCTGATGGTTTTGCAGCTACAGATGGATCTATTCCAGCGAATAAGATGAGTTATTATGATTTCACAATAGTCGCAAATACAGTGACTTTTCCTGCTCAGCAGGCTCAATGTGTGCTAACAGTGGGATGGAATGGCTCTCTTACAGCAGTGCCAACGCTTCCAGTAGCAAGTACTCCTGTACCTTGGGATCCAACTAGTCCTGCATCACCTACTACACCTCCTGCGGCAGATGGTAAAATCTACGAAGTTGATGATTGGAGCACGAATGTAATTGCTCCAGCAGGATATACTCTTAATTTTGGATTACCATTTTATGCAATATATCCTCCAACGAACGCTGGAGGTACAGCACCTGCGCATCTTCCTGGAATTGCTGATGTTGTAACTGGAATTATAACGAATATTAATACTTATATTGGCTTGCCGTTTAAAGCAACTGCTGGACCAGGAACTAATCAAATAACGCTTACAGCGTTTACTCAAACTGGATTACCGTCAGTAGATGGAGCAGCTGGAAATTCTCTACAAATGGATGATGCGCAACCTACTCCTATGCTATTTGGATGGTTTCCTAATGTTGCAAATGCGCCTTTTACAAATGGAGCGTTTACATCTACTTATCTTAGTGGCTTTTATAAACCACCAAATCCTTTTACGCAAGCTGCATTTTCAATCAGCGCAACTGCTTTTGAAGGTGGAGAAGATGCTAAATCTTATGTAAATGGGCCAATTCAAAATCTCACATGGCAAACTGTTGGTAGTAGTTTATATCTTGCTGGCTGGCCTGCTGGATATATACTTGAATATAATGATATAACTAAGTATTTTGGCTACATCACGCAGTATCAAGGTGCGCGAGTTCTTTCAAAATTCGCAGGACACTTAATTGCTGTTGGTGTAATTAATGGTTTAGGCGCAGGTGGGGAAGGAACTAACTTTGATAATACTCAACTATGGTTTGCGTGGAGTAAGGAAGGAGATTTTTCTACATGGAACGCAGTGGATTCAGGAGGACTCGTTACAGGAGCAGGAGGCGAACAGCTAGCAGATATCTCAGATATGTTGACGGGATTAGTAATCTCCAATTCTGTCGCATTTATCTTGAGAGCGGAGGGATTAAGTTACGCCACAGTTCAAGCAAATGCGAGTGTTCCATTCGACGTAAGCCACGTGGCATTATCAAAATTCGGTCAAGGCTGTCCAAGTACTAGCTTATGGACGCAATTTGATCAATTGGGATTTTATATAGGTCAAACGAATGTTTTCATGCTCTCTCAAGCTCCTCAAGCAATTGGGGATAAAATAGTCATGGCTCTGTTTCCTCAATTAATTAATATGGCTAATAGATTAAATGATGTACTTATTGGGCCTCCATATAATTTTCCTCTAGTTGGAAATCCATCGCCGTTTGAGGATAAATATTACAATAAAGTCTCTGTTGAACCTCTTACTTTTATGAACAATAATCGCGAAAATGTTGACTTTGGAGTGCTTATAGATAACTTAATATATATGTTTTCTCCCGTAGATGGAACATGGATGAAGCTAGATATGAATCCAGTCTTACCTCCAGAGTTGATAAGTGCTTTAACTTGGAGCATTAAAAAGCTTGTTACGTTACCACTTTGGAGTAGCGTAGGATATGATGGATCATATCAATCAAGAAGAGCACTCGTTTACGCACAACGTTTTACTAGTGGGCATTATCAAGCTCCAGAACTTTATGATCTTACGCCTCGTTTTTATTCAACAACAACGCAAAGTGGATACATTTGGTTTCCTGCTGAAGAGATATCTCTTGGAAGAGATATTACAATAGATGCTCTCTATGTGCTTATCAGCGCAGCTCCTGGGATTGAGATTGATTTTCAAATAGATGGATGGCAGAGAGATCAAAATGGAAATTCTGCATACGTTCAAGCGGCGTTTACTGGAAGTATTGTCACAGATGCAAGTGCATATCCAGGTTTTTATGAGGAGTATCAAGTCTTTAATGCAGACGGCTCTGCCATTACGCTTAAAGCTCCACAACTCAAGATTAATGTTAATCCTCAAAGTTCTTGGGCTGGTTATACTCCTCCTATACCTTATCCTATTTTTTCGCAACCTTTTATAAAAATTTCGAAAGTTGCAATGTTTGGATCATTTGATCCTAACCAGAGGCCAGTATGAAACTTATTAATGCGCAGCATATGCAAGCTAAGATTCATCCTGAGCATCTCAGATGGGCGCAGGCTATGTATCAGAATGTACTTTATATTCTGACTCAAGTTCCTACTCCTCCTCCTACGATGAGTTATAACATGGCTGCGCAAATTGAGTTAAAACGCAGAGCAAGGAGGCAAAATGCAGGTTAGTGATCTTTATCCGGGAATTAAGCGTTTACTTATGGGTAGATCTTTGACTAATGCTTTTATGGCTACTTATGTTCAAAAAGGAGTGTATGAGATAACGGAAAATTTCAAATTCCAAAAGCTTCAAACAAGTGGACCAGTAGTGCAACTTACTTCGCTTCAAGCGAACTATGATCCTCAGTTTTTTATGAGTTCTACTGATTCTGCGCAAAATAATGTAATTAATAAAATTAATTCATTATTTTTATACACAACATATTATGGTCCTTATGTGCCTGGAACTCAACCTGCGCTTGGAGGAAACTCTGGATATAACTTAACCTTCAAAACAGTTGATAACATCGAAGTTCTTATAAATGTGCCTGGAATGCCTATTTATTGGACGAGATTTAACGATCAAGTTTGGGTTGGATCTATTCCTGACAACAACTATAGCTGCTATGCGAGATATCAAAGAGAGCATCCGTTTTCTTCTCCTACCGTGGCTGATACTGATCCATTATATTTGCCAAATTCTTGGCAAGATATTCTCGAATACCAAAGCTCCATGAGAGCAGCTCAAGAGCTTAATCTTTCTACGAAAGTGTCTGAGTTTAATGCTAGATTAAATGGCGATAAGCAGTTTCAACAATCTAGAGGATTAGAAGGTTCGCCTGGTTTAATTTTTCAGCGTACTTCTCAAGAAAATAGAGATCAAACTACCTCGCGAAAGTCGTTTAGATTGAAAATGGGGAGTGTGTAACATGGGCAGCGTACCTTACGGAAATCCTGGTGGAGTAAATCAAACAGCGCCTCAAGCAACTGGTACTGTAGCAACTCCGGCTCAAATCTCAGGTGGTGGTGTGCCTTCTTCTTCAAATCCTTATATGTTCTCATCAGGTACTACAAATCCAAGTGGTAGCGGTGGTGGCGTACCTACTTCGTATGATCCAAATCAGCAGAATCTTCAAAAACAATGGACAGATATATATGGACAAGGTACAGGAAGCGCAATGCTTAATGAATATAATAATCTCATGGGCACAAATAGTGCTGCTTTTCAAGCATTACAAGCAAGCATGGCTCCTGTATTTGCTCAGCAAAATGCTCAATTCGGCCAAGGTATGGGAGCAGCAGGAGTTGGACCAAATTCTACAGTTCAAGCTTTGGGGCTTTCTAATCTTCTCGCGAATCAAGGAGCTACGCTCTCAGGCGCAGATGCTTCGATGATTATGCAAAATCAACAAGAGAGACTTGGCCTTTTACAAGGAACAGAGCAAGCATCTGCTGCTGAAGTTGCGCAGAGTGGATGGGATGTTTTTGGACAAGTAGCTGGTGCTATTGGCAATGTAGCAGGTGCTGTTATGGGAATGCCAGGAATTGGTGGATTATTTGGAGGAGGAGGAACTCCTGCGGGATTATATTCTCCATCTGTTACAGGTGTGAATACGCAACCAGAACTCTCTGGAGATTATAGTATTCCATCAGTTCCAACGGAATCTTTTTAGGATGATTTGTGGCGCAGCAACAAGAACCTAGTTCGCAGGATTTGACTCCTATAGCTCCAGCTCGTCCTATGCCTACTGGAACACTTGCGGATTATGAAGCAGATCAAGCTTTTTTAGCAAGAATTGGAATACCGAGTACAATACATTATGAAGGTTCGGATATTCCATCGAAGGGAGTTTCAAAAATGGCGCAATCTATTCCTTTAGGTGCAGTCCCAAATCCTGGTGCTCTTTTTGGAAATACTGTAGTTCCAACTCAAGCTATGACTGGAGGTGGAGGAGTTCCTTCTTCTACGCCTACGGCTGGATTAAGTGCTCAAGATTTAGATGATATTAATTCTGTAATGAAATCTGTATATACTCCTATAGATCCAAATATTATTAAAGCAGCAACTACACCTACAGCTGGTGCTGGAACTCCTTCCATGCCTTCATCTATGACGAATCCTCTTCCTGATTTTCAGCCTATGCCTATGATGCCTTCGAGTTTTTCTCAAGGAGTTGTGGGTAGAAAAGCAGCGCATCAAAGAGGAATTGCAAATGCTATAACTGGCGTTACGAATGCTGTGGGTTCTATTATAAGTCGTGAAGCAGAGCAAAAACATGAGCAAATTGCTTCATCTACGAAGAATCTTATAACAATGCAACAAGCAATAGATCAAGCGAAACAGGTTCTTTCTAATAATCCTAAAATGGACCCAAAGCAAGCTGCGGCGTTGCAGCAATCTATTGATAGAAATACAGAAAATATGAATAGAATTCTTTCAGATAAGAAACTGGCGAAAGCTATTTCGAAGGGATTAGATATATCCTTCACAGATCCTTCTGAGAACAAAACGCCTGAACATGAGGCTGTAGCTTCTGGAAAACAACAAGCTCAAGAAACAATGCAGCAACAATTTGCTCGTCAAATGCCTCAACAAGTTGGGCCAAATGTTCAGGCAATTCAACAACTTCAAGCTCAAATGGCTCAACAAAAAGCGCAAGCTGAAAGTGCGAAAGTTGTGTTTCCATATCTTGCGCAATTAAAGCGTACCCAAGCTGCATTTGGAGTTGAAGGCATGAAAGAAGCTGCTAAAGCTGCTATTGTAAATGCGAATTGGGCTAATAAATTTTCTATGCAAAATAGACAATTTCAATTTTTAGGCCAAATGCAAGGTAGAAAATATCAGGCAGAAGCTCAACTTCTTGATCGTAAATACAAAGATCTAGCTGCTGCCCAGAAAGAGATCTTTGACGCAAAATGGGATAAAGAAGGTCTTGGCAAATTATTTTCATCTATAGAACATCAAACAGATACTACCATAACAGCTGAAGAAGAACATCAAAGAAGGTTAGAGAATGATATGAGTTTGAATAAAATTCCAAGAGTTAAGATTCCCTCGAATCCTGATCAAGCTACAATTTCAGCTTTAAGAGCAAAATATCCAGAGCAAGTACTTGAATATAATATGCAACTTCAACAATCTCAAACAAGACTTGCTGATCTAAATCGCTATAAAGTAGATTTAGGTAAACAAATGGCGAGTGTAGGAGGTTTATTGGATGCCTCAGGATCAGATGACGATAGTGACACCGGAGGGGAGAGGGATCTCGACAGTGCCTATAGCTGGCTCAACTCCTCTCTCACCAATCCAGATGCCACCGGAGGAACTGGCGGAGCCGAAGCAGGAGATCTCAACGTCGGGGACCAGCATTAGTGCTGCGCGTTTTCTAGGCCCGATTGAAGCTGACGTTCAAGCGTTTCATAAACAACAAACTGAAATTAGCAAATATGCCGACTTCGATGCTTATGACAAAGAGGTAAAGAAAGTTATGCTTAAAGATACGAAATTAGATCCATTTAGAGTTCCAGCGTATGACGGTCTTATGAATTCTCTTCATAGGTGGAAAGTTATAGCATCTTCTACTGGTAAAATGACTCCAGATCAAAAAAGAGAAGTAGCTTCAAATTATTTTAATAAAGTAATAGTACCAATGTATCAAAGAATGGGATCTCAGCCTCCCTCTGAGAAGGTTTGGCAAGAGCAAGCGTATGATAGAGCTTTAAAATGGAATTTAGACGATGCGTATGATAATAATTGGAGTAGAGGTTATTATGAAGGCTTTAGACAATATGAAAATGCGATGAAGCTGGGTGTATCCTTTTTAGGAGGCATGGCGAAAGATTACTTTTCACTCTTTCCTTCAGGTATTCCTAAAGGTCAAGGTGTAAGAGAACACTATGAAGAGGAGGCGCGTAAAATTCCCGTAGTTGGTGGTTTCATGAAGTCATTAGATCGCTCTATTTCTCAAGATACATTCTGGCATGATATTCAACCTAATCATGGATGGGGAGATAAAGCTCAATCTCTTATTGCTGAGCAAACAATGATGCTTCCATTGTATTTCGCATCTGGAGGATTCGCGGGTGGTATAATGGAAGGATTAGGTACAGGAGGAGGTTTGACTGCGAAACTTCTTGCGAATCCTGCTGGTAAACTCGCTGGTCATTTACTTGCGAATGGTACGGAAGGTGCAGCTTATGGTTACGCGATGGCTAATGACGATGATAAAAAAGATTGGTGGAGAATGGCTATAGCTCAAGCAGTGTTTGGTACTGCTATACATTTTGGATTTGGAGGAGTTGGTAAAGTTTTTAAAAGTATAACTTCATCTTCAGCATCTAAAAAAGCTGCGGCAGATGTTTTACAAAAAGGATTAAAAGACGCTGACTCTGGCGATCTTAAAGAGAATCTTATACGTAGTTTAGGTGGTATAATGGCCGCTGGAGGTAGACCAGCAGCACATGAGTGGATTGATGCAGCTATGAATTTTGCAAGACATACAGAACATCTATCAGATCAAGATTATGGGCAAGCTGTACAAAATGCTATAAAGGAAGATCCTGCGCGAAATCATGGCGTAACTACGATAGGTACATATATAAAGAAATATGTAAAAGAGCATTTTGATGGAAGAAGTTTTGATAACTTAACAGGATTAGAGAAGCATGAGTTAGAGGTTCATGTTGGTTCTTTAATAGAAGAAGCAGGAAATAGAGTTCCTGAGACAGTACAAAGTGTTGCTAAACAAGCTGGAACTGACGCTGTAGAGAGTACTAAGAATGGAAAAAATCCTAACGGAGCGAAGCAAATAGCTGAAAGAGCTAATGAAATTCATCAAGAGAATGTAAAAAATGGAATGCCAGATACTCCTGAAAATAAAGCTAGAGCGCAGAAGATGGCTGAAATGGAGTATGCAGAAAAGAATGCAAAAGCTGCTGCTAGAGCAGCGAAGGCTAATGCTGCAAAGCCTGTAAAAGAGGCTCAAGATATAAATGCGCGAAAGAACGGGGCATCTTATCCTAAAGATACTCCAATTGGAATTCGCGTAAGTAAGCCTAAGTATGGGCATGGTGGAGTTAATTATGATCTTGAGTTTGAAGATCCTAGAGATAAAGCCGCATATATAATTGGAAATAGAGGCAAAAGTGCTGCGCATGATTCTATTGCAGAGTGGTATACTAGAAGTGGACCTATAACTGAAGCTGAAGCGCATTCGCAGAGAATTAAAGATTTTATTGCGAAAGCAATTAAAAAAGGAGCTAATCCTGATGAACCTATTAAGATTCCTAAGATTGGTGCGAATGCTGAAGTTAAAGTAAAACCAAAACCTACAACATCTGCTTCATCTCGCGTGGCTCCTACGGTATCTTATAGAACTACTTCTCGCGTATCTAAAACAGGAGAAAGAAGTGTCTCTTTTAACACGCAGCACTCTTGGATTGTTTACGCTAAGAAAGCTGTAAAAGAGGCTGGATTAAAATGGAATAATGAAGATATCCAAAAATGGCTCTATGAGATGGTTGATAATGATCCTAGAGAATTCGCGAAGGATCTCCATGAGCATTTTTATCCAAAAGATTTGAAAGATCAAGGAATTTGGTTTGAATCTCAGAGTACTCCTACATTAGGAAAAGAAGATCCAAACTTCTTAGCGTTTATGTATAATTATACCGATCAAATGCCAAAAGAGTTCGCTGAAGCTCTTTCTTATGCTATTGAAGAAACTGCCAAGTTTGAAAAGAATATGGAAGGAACTGTATCTACGGATCTTCAGAAGAATGAATATGCAAAGAATGTATGGAATCATGTTGCTGAAATGATCCATCATCCTAAATTTACTTCTGGAGAGGAAGCGAACATTTATAGAAGTTCTTATCCAAACATGCGTACTCCATCGAAATGGCAGGGATCTAAAACTCTTGCGGAAATTGAAGACAATGAGCGTAATATGATTAAGGAAATGTTCAAAGGTAATCCTACGGCAGGAAAAGCGGCTATGGCAGCATATGAAGCTGCTGCTTCAAGTAGAAGATCTGCTATTAAATTGAAAGATCCAGAAGCTAGAAAAGCTGCGAATTTCGCAATTGATGACGTTCTTGTAAGTACTGGAGAAAGGGAGAGGATGGAATTTTAATGGGTGGAGCAATAGCAGATGCGTTTAGCTCTCTTCTAAAGGGATTAGGTCCAGCGGTTAAAGAAGTAGCTACTGGCGAAAGTAAAGAATTCCCTGAGATGATGCAGAAGATTCCCCTAGGACGTAAAAGTTCTATGTGGGATGTTACTGGTGCTATGGATGATGTATTTAGAACTGGAGGTGATAAGGGAGTTAAAATTCAACAAATGCATAGTCAATGGCAAGTGGCTAGAGCGCAAGCTCAAAAGAAGCTTCAAGCTCCTATTACTCAAATTTCTGATGCTATAGCGGAAGATAATAATTTAAGTTCTAAGGTAAGTTTGAACTCTAAACTTGGCGATATCCATGCAACGATGAAAGCTCAAAATCATCCATTAACAAACGTAGCAGGTAGCTTAGCTGGTCCTACTGGAGATGGATTCTTAAAGACTCTTGAGCAACATTCTACTGGCGTTATTTCTCAAGCTAGAATGCAAGCATCTGCTCAAATATATGGAGATAAAATGCAGAATCTATTTCCACATATTATAGATGCTTTTGATTCAAAAGATCCTCTTCAAGAAACATGGGCGAGAACTGTATTAAATGTTATATCTCGCGAAACGCATGATAATACTCAAGTATTTAATCCTATCTTAGATACTACGCACGAGGTTTCTGGAGTAAAGAGCCAGATTCAAAAAGCAATTAAAAGAGAAAATCTCATGCGTGAAAAACTTGGAGAGGATAGACCTCAACTTCCAGCAATTGACGTATCGCGTACTTACATCTCTGCGGGAACGATGGAATATCGTATAAATAATATTCTTCGCGCAGTTCAGTTACCTTTTGTGGCTTTAAAGCACATTTCTCAAATTGGAAATCTCTCAAGTATTCCAGCGCCAATGCTTATTAAGGGATTGCTTAGTATGGGGGATGAGGAATTTAAAACTCATCTTGATATATCAGCAATTCTTGCTTATACAGATCATGATATGATGGATAAGCAAATAAGAGGAAGATTTGGTTTAATATCTAAGATAACAGGAAATCCCACCGCAGGTGATTTATTCTACAGATCTTATCACATGCCACTCTTTAATTATGTTCGTGCTCGTCAATTAACTATGGCTGCATCTGTAGGATATCATTCTGCTAATGTATGGGCAAAGCAACTCCTTGAAGGAAATAAGAGAGCTTTAGAAGAAATTAAAGAAATGGGATTAGATCCAGAGCAAATTTTAAAGCAAAAGGGAATTCTTACAAACGAGCAAAAAACTCAAGCAATGTTTCAATTTGTAAATAATCGCTTCTTTATGGATAAGAGCATAGAGCGTTCTATGGCTGCATCTTCTCATCCTATTTTACGCTCTGCTACTATGTATCATACATTTATAAATGCACAACAACGCTTTATGCGTAGAGAACTTGCGAAGATGGTTAGAGCTAGAGACTTCGTTGGAATAGGTCAGTTCGCAGGAACTATAGGAGTTTTATATCCTATGGTAGCTCCTATGCTTAAATCTCTCGAAGTTTTTGGACGCACTTTTAGTCCAACTCAAGCAGGGAGAAGTGCAAGAGAAGATTATGATAAGTTAATTAATGGTTCCTTTGGAGATAGAGCAGGTACTTATCTTGATCTTCTAGCGCATTATGGTTCTTTAGGAATATATAATGGATATTTAAATGCAGCTAAGACAGATCGTTTTGCATATCAATTACTAGGTCCAAACATAGCTGTTGGAGCAAGGTTTGCTGGAGATGCTCTTAAATCTGCTTTAGTTACAAATCAAGCAGGAAAGCATAATCTTGCTCCTCCAGTGCGCGATTTGCTTGAGCTGGTTCCTATTATTGGAAGTCCTATTGCTCACAAAGTTGCTCCTACTCTTAAAGAGCAGAAAGATGAATCTGGGCGATTACCAAGACCTCATCGTCCTTCACGTCGTCAATCAGGCAATTTCTGGGAATTTTAACTAAGGAGATAATCATGAGTGGACAAAGCGCAAATCTTACTCTCGCAGAGGCAAAGGCCATGCAAGAGTGTGTTCAAGCTTCAGGTTCTCATGCTTCCAATAATGGAGGCTCTAAAAAGGGCGGGGGATCTAAGAAAGGAGGTACACCTCTTGATTCAAAAGTAGCACATCAGGGGTAATAAGACAATGCGGATAGCACTATCTTCGTATACTGGTTTAGGAGCATGGTTTGTCCTTCGTTTACTCTCGGAAGGACATGATGTGGATTATTTTCTTTCTAAATCAGAATACGGAGATGTGCTATCTGGCATTATTCCGAAGCCTAAAGTTTTAAGCATTGACCACCGTAGAACTCTACAAGGATTTGGTTATGCATCTTACGCAGGATATGACCTCTCGATATTTGATCTTACGGGAAAAGCTAGACAAGCGGATTCTTCAAAAGGAGAATGTCCTACCTTTGGAGATGGAACGTTTGAATGCTTACTCGAAGATGATAGAGAAGCAGGGATCAAGTTCATGGAAACCTGTGATATCAAAACGCCACCATACCAGAGATTCGATAAGGCTTCAGACGCTAAGAGTTTCATTAGAAAAACTGACAAAAGATATGTCTTCAAGCCCTTTACTCCGAGTGGCAGTACTCAAGATACTTCTACGACGTATGTATCCAAAGATGCAGAGGATATGATAAAGAACATAGATAATCTCTGCGCAGATGCTAAAGGGATGCCCTTTATCCTACAAGAGTATATTAAAGGAATTGAACTCTCAGTTGAAGGATGGTTTAATGGAGAAGATTTCTTCCAAGTTACATGCGATATAGAAGAAAAGAAATTCATGAACGATTGCAAGGGACCGAATACGGGATGTTCTGGAAATTTGATCTTCGCGATACATCAAGATATGCATATATATAAGGATACGCTTTTAAAGGCGAAGCCTCTTTTGCAAAAGATTGGATTCAAAGGAGTTATAGATGTCAATTCGATTGTTACTTCAGGGGAAGCTTATTCGCTTGAATGGGGACCAAGGTTTGGTTATCTATGTTGCCCTGTGTTTAGTAATATGTATGGCTCTGGTTTTGGAGATTTTCTTCATGCTATTGCATCGGGGAAAACTCCAAACACAAAATGGGCAGCATCCTTTGGAGCAGCAGTTACTATATCAGTACCCCCATATCCAACAGAAATACGTATGCCTAAAGCAAAGGATCTTCCTATAGAAGGAATTGATCCATATAACTTAGATGAACTCCTAAATTGTTATCTCTATGACGCGAAATTAAATGGAAAAGGATTGATTACATCTGGTAATTATGGCTATATAGGCGCTCCTATAGGAGTTGGAGACTCTATAACAGAAGCGTTCATTAAATGTGATCGGCTTCTTGAACGAATTCAGATTCCTAATATGCAATATAGAACAGATATAGAGAAAGTGTGTTCAAAGAAATTCTATGATCTTGAGAGGGATGGGTGGTTCTCATGAAACTTCGTTATCTTCTTCTTTTGCTTTTTGCGACTCAAGCGTTAGCTCAGAGTGCTACTATCTCTGGCACTGTTACGGATACAGATAGTCAATTATGGTTTGGTGGAACATGGGGATATGAATTTTATCCTAATCCATCGTATCCGAACTTGAGTTCTTATTATGTTGGAAATGTTCCTTTAAGTACGTATTATACTAAACCTATTACAGGGCAAATGGATGCTACGCTTGGAACATTTACAATGAATAATTTGATTCAAAATAATCTTATATCTCCTTCAGGTTCTCAGTGGACTTTGAAGTTCTGTCCTCAAGCATCCTCTGGATGTGGATCATTTCTTATAACAATGAATGTTCCATCCATAACAGGATCAACAATAATCAATGGAATTACATTTAATGCTCTCATTACTTCTCGAATTACAGCGCCTCGCTTTGAAGCCGTAGCTGGAGCTTTTGGTTATAGCGATCTAGAAGCGTCAGGTGGAAATCAATTAGTAGCTGGCTCTACGTATTGGAATGTTACGCAAGCTTGTCAGAGATATTATGTAGCGTTTCCTCCAGGATGGAGTTGTGGAGGTGGAGGAGGTAGCAGCGGGACCGTATCCGGGCAGGCTGCGAACACCATTCCTCTTGGCACCAGTTCAACCGTAATCGGAAATCAGTCGCACATAACAGACAATGGCGCCACCGTAGCCTCGTCGGAGCCTTTGACCGCGCCTAGCATGACCGGGGCTCATTACGATACAGGCGGCGCGGTCTTCAATGTCAAGGCATATGGAGCGACCGGCAACGGATCGACAGACGATACTTCATCTATAAATGCGGCCATTGCTGCACTGAACACGGCTGGACGAGGTGCCCTTTTCTTCCCGGAAGGCACCTACTACACTGCGGCCTGTAACTTCACCACCATTTCGGCTCAGGTCACGATTTTTGGAGTTGGGGCCAGTAACGAGTGGTACTCGTCACCTAATTCCCAGATCAATTGTGCTTCGACAACTGCGAACCTGTTCACGCTGGCGGGATACGCCAACACTGTCAGAGACATGGGATTCCACAATACGAACGGCGGCACCATCGGAACCTCGACTGCCGGAGCGGCTATCTATGTCGTGACCACAAATCCGTTAGGTAGAACTAACATCGAGAATAGTTCCTTTTACGGGTTTTATGACGGCGTCTATGAGTCAGTCGGCTCTGCCTGGCACATCACTGGAAATCACTTTCTAAACCAGACCAGGTACTGTGTCAATGTTAATAACACCGTGGTTACCGATGACGGGGACTGGGTCATCGCACAGAACTACTTCGGAAACACGACTAACTCGAGCAGTCCCACTCAGGCCGCAATTGCTATTCTGGGTTCCGGCGGCGCGAAGATGCATCACAACAAGATCAATGCGTGGTTCGTGGATGGAATCTATCAGAACGCGACCGGGTCTTCGCAGACTCTGATCCAGGACAACGACATCGAAAACGTCACGCGCTACGCAATTAACATGACGTCGACCTGGCCGATGGTGATGATTGAAGACAACTATATCGCTGGCGCGGCGAACGAGCCGGATATCTACTTCGGGGCCATCGTTGGGAACGTGATTATCACCGGCAACTTGCTGGAGACCTATGCCACGGGAGCGATGACTCAATACGCGGTTCAGTTCCCCAGCGCCGGAATGACTTTTACCGCAGTAACAAACAACGTCGTGAACGCTTTTTTTGCTGGT